GAATAATGCAGGCTCAATCATTCTGCCTACATTTCCTGCTGGCATATAATTAGCAGGTGCAACATTATTTTGTTGAGGCTGTTGTGGTTGTTGCTGAGGCTGTTGTTGTAATTGTTGTTGGTTTAGAGGTTGTTGTCCTTGACCTCCTCCAGTGTCAATTCCATCATCAATCATGTCTTGCATTGTTGATTGAAGATCTGCCATTGATTTAGTAATTTTGCCTACGTGTACTAAATCAACATTGTCTTTACGTGCAAACATATTCATCACAGCTACTTCTAAAAAGTTAAGTGATAAATTGATAAGATCTAAAATATTTAAACCAGCTCTAGGATCAATTCCCAAAGCTCCTAAAACTGCTTGGACTGTAGAGTTTTGGTTTGCGCCTTCTCCAGCCATCAATTGTCCGCCTACTAAAGTACCGGCAGACTGAGCTAATTTAATTGAAGTTCTAGCGGTGTTTTCTGCTACTCTTAAACATTCTTCATATTCGTGTCTTACAGTTGGGTCTGATGGAGCGCCTTGTTGAGCAACCACAATATTTGCAATTAATTCAGAGGCTTTCTTTTCAGCATCAGTGGCAGCATTAAGAATATCGTCAACATCGTAGATTTCTTTAATTTCACAAGTATCAAAGGCACCATCACCTACACAAGAAAGCTCAATGAATTTTAAATCATAGTTTTCTTCATAAATGGATTTGCCTGTACCGTTTTCCTTTTTGCCTTTCCACTTTTTGAGACAAGAACAATATTCTTTTTCTGTGTATGCTTTATTTCCGCACTTAGAACATATTCCATAGGCAACCGAACAGCCCATTGATACATCATGAATTACACCAGTGCGGATATTTCTAGCAATATCAGGATAAGCTTCTTCATCTACGAAAAAAGTACAATAAACACAATTTTCAGATTCTTCCCATTCAGCATAAACGACCATGCCTTTAGCTTGCTCAATATCATCATTCTTATGGTTGGTGTAAATTGGTACACCTTCGAATGTTTTATAAGCTGGGATTTTCTCGCCCTTAACTTCAACTTCTTTTAATAATTCAGCTTTAGAAAAATAGTCTCCATTATGATTGACCGTATCTGCATCAATGGATCTAGCTCTTACCCAAAGAAGCTTAGCATCTTTACGAGCTTTCATTTCTTTGACAATATCGAAATCTTTATATTTTTCTAAAACTTCTGAAGGATCTGCATACAAAGATTGCAAACCAATCTTAGCAGCCTCTCTCATTTGTTTGGAAGCAGTTTTAAGCATATGTTCTCTTGCAGTATTTCTGTCATGTTCGGTGAGAAAACTATTAATTGTTATAGGCCCACCTATTGCTACTCTGTACATAAATAAATTTTTCTCCTGCAATTGTTTAATGCTGAAACAATTTTAGACATTTACTCTAATTTCTCTTCTCAGTTTTTCTCTAAAAATCCTGTTCAAACAATAAAACCTATCGAAATCGATAGGTTTTTTGTACACATTCAAGAAGAATTAAATCTTTATTTCATCTGGATCTTGTGCTTGAGATTTTCCACTTTTCTTTCGTATTGCTTGCATAACAACATTCAATACATCTTGTGGATGATCATTTAATTCTTTATCTGTAAATCTCAACATAACCCATCCATTAGAAGCAAGTTCAATATCTCTTCTTTTATCTTTTGCAATTTTTTCAGGATTGTTATGCCAAATTTCACCATCTGCTTCGACTCCAATCTTAAGTGTTGGAATTGCTGCATCTAATTGATAATCCATAGTAGGACCGGCTGAATATTGGGCATACAATGGATACGGCAGGTTAATAGAAAGTAAAAGACCATAAAGTTTCTTTTCTATTGAAGTAAACATTTGAGTTGGTGGTTTTTCCATTTTCTTTGCAGCATATACAGTTCTTGTATCTTCACTATTTGCAAAGCTATATTGTTCATATTCTGCGGCATAATTTAATGCTTTTGAATAAGGACCGCCAAAAGGTAATGGACTTAAAACACCACCAAAACCATCATAAGTTTCAGGTACAGATCCAAGCCTACCACGTCCAGAAACAGGTGATAAACTTCTTACAAAGCCTTCATGTGCTGCTGATTTAAATCTTCTTCCAGCAACTCTAACATTAATCAAACTTGAATTATTTTCCAAGTTTTCATAGTAGAGTTCGTTCATAATAGAAGAAGCTAATCTATAATTTTGTATGGAGTTATTAGCCATAGGCATACCTGGCATTCCACCACCCATGCCTCCCATACCGCCAGGAGGAGGAGGTGTCATTCCCATACCAGGAGCACCCATACCCATATCCCCACCACCAGCACCAAATCCTTGTCCAGTTACATCACCAGATTGGAAACCATTATTAGTATCCAAATTGCCAAATGCTGGGTTTTGAACAAAGTTAGACCCTTGTTCAAATCTAAGTCTTTCAATTTCTTGATCAGGGTCTAGTCCAAATTGCTCAATAAGAGTCATGTTTGAAATAACACCATTTGAGTTAGCAGTAACAAGCATCTGCAACTTACCGGTGTCATCTCTTAATTGAAGATCATCAAACTTAATTGTAGGAAAGATAATTTCTTCTTGTCCTCTTTCGCCTTCAATTGTAAAACCATTCCATTCAGCAACAGGTTTGAATACACATTGTTCAACCCATCTTGCCACTTCTCTTCTAAATGTCTCTAATCTTTGAGCCATTGCAAGGAGACCAACTTGAGCATTACCATATGTTGGACCTTCACCATTGAGGAGAGCTTTGTTGAGCATTACACCATCTAGGATTTCTTGATCAATTAATTCATATTCATTAGTTAATTGAAGTACTTTTCCAGAGGCGCCAACATAATCAAAGTCAAAAGCATGGTGAGTGACTAGTGTAAGGTTAGGGTCATTAGCAATTGCAGCCAACTCATCTTGAACCGAATCGAGGTCTTCTTGTGACGCTGGCCTTTGATCATTTCCTACCTTTACAACTTTAACTGGAAGGATATGTCTTTCTGCAACAATCCATTGAGATTGTCTTAATTTATCTTTATATGCTAATGTTGGAAATAATGGTCTGATAAGTGGAGTACCATAATCTTCCCAAGGGTTAGATCCATGTTTGAAATGGTGAATAGAAATAGGAGAAAGTGGAATAGGATCGCCTTTCAATATAAGTTTCTTTACATTGTCAGGAATAGCATCATAATATTCTCTTGGTTGTCTCTCATTTACAATTTTGATTTCTTCAGGGGATGGTCTGTAAGTGTACATTCCAGGCTGATCAATCATGCTTGGGGACTTAAGAACACTATCAGGATTTAATAAACATACAGATTTCCATGTTGCTCCATCATGTTTACAAGCCTCATTCTTTTCTTCGTCCCAGTTTGATCCATGGCAGTGTTCACAATCTAATGAAAGAAGAACAAATGCATCTCCAAGTAAGTGATAAACCTTTGAGATTTCAGGAAGCCATTTTTGAAAGTTAATTTTTTCAATTAACTTTTCAAAATAATCTTTTACATATGATGAAGAACATTCCAATTTCCAACCAGAGAATGGATAATTGGAATAGAAGTTAATGGCTGCAGCAATTTTTGGCTCGTTGTTTCTCCACCAGTTTGCCCAGAGATAAACTTCACGTCTAGCATTTGGGATTTGAAAAGATGTAGGTGTTAAGAAAGGAGAATAGAAGTTTGGTGCGGTGGTCATTGTATTATTACCACCGGACATTTGTGCAGTTTTAGAGTTTACAGAAGGGCCCAATCCACTTGTAATTCTAGAATAAGCATATTGACCCGAATATTCTGCTGATGAAACTTTCTCTCCCGATACATTTTGCGCTGCTGTTTTTAAGACGTTTGCTAATGTAGGTGCATTCTTGGAAATCATATTTTATTTATACCCACATTGAGATTGTATTATTATATAAGTGTTCTTGCTGAAGGCAAATCACCAGTAAAAAGAGGATTTGATTTGGAAGATGCAAAGAACGATGGTGAACCAATACCTGTTTGAAGTAAGATGCCATTTCCAGCTTCAGAAGATTGCTTATTGATTGGATCTACATTGATAGCTGAATCTCTGGAAGCTTCTAAAGCAGCTTCAGTAGTGATAAAAGCATCATGATAAGGTGATTTTAATCTATTTCTTTTTGAAGCTTCTTGGTCAACAATTTGATGAGGTCTTTTTATTAAAAGATCCCAAAGTTCTTTTTGCTGTTCCATAGACATTTCATAATATTCTTCTAAAGTTTGTCCCATATCTTCAAGAATTGTTAGTAAATCTTCATTTAATTCATCATAATTCTTGAATTCAGGAGAATCTTTCAATTCTTCTTGAGGTTCTTGTTCAATTTGTTGATTTGAAACAGGCAAAAGAGGAGTGGATTTTACAACCCCTCCTCCAAACTGTGCCTTTTTAATTCTGTACCACATTAGTCTTCTTCTCTTGATTCTTCTAAAATATAATCTAATCCTAATTGTTTTGCAAAATCTTTCAAATCATCATCAGAAAATTGATGTCCCCAATTCTCTGAATCATCTTCAAGCATTTCTTCAATTGTTTTATCTAATTTTTTGTTAGTTCTTTTATCTTCTAGCATTGAATCAAAAGACTTTTCATCCTTAGATGCTGTTTTATTTAAATGATCTGATAAACTTTTTTCGTCACCGTCACCAGCATCTTCGTTAATTTCTTCAGATACATTAACAGGATTTTCTTTCATTTCATTAATTTTTTCAATGGTGGATTTATCTTCTTCGCCTTTTCTGTCGTAAAGTCCAGCATTGTCTTCTAAATTAACTTCAATCTTTTCATCTAAATTAACTTTTGTATTATATTTGTCTACAAGAAGATCAAATAAAGATTTCTTTTGCTCACCCTTACGTGGTAATTGATCTTCTATAGTTTTAGAATGATCTGATTGAGCAGTTCTTTTATTAAGTTTCTTGTCATCAACAGTGTGACCATAACCAACTGCAGGCAAATCAGCTAATTGTTTTTCCATGCTGTCATCTGTATTAGGTTTTTCTTTTCTGAGTTTGGTTGCTTTAAGATCACTGTCTTCAAACATCTTTTCATAGCCAACTTCATCTTCATGAGTTTTTCTTTCGCCATCTTTGATATTTAATAAATTGGCTTCATTATCAGGATGTCTAGTTGTGTCTAATCTTCCCATTACAACATCATGGGATTGGAATGATTGTTTCATCCAAGCTTCATAATTACATCTAACATTTCCGTCAGCATCTAATCTTGAATCAATACAATTCCATCTACACTTTGATGATTCCATAGGAACAGCAGAGCCGAACTCCACTTTGCCTTTAGGACACATCAAAATTGGTTCACCGTCTGTAGTTGCTAATGTAGTGTAAGCAACTCTGGTATTTCTTGGAGTTGAAATTGCATCATACATATTTTTAGCAATTTTTGATGCGTTAGCTATATGAGCATAACTACCATTGCTTAGCATTTTATCAATTTCGACAAGAGCATCATATTCTTTAATATTTGCAACTTTCATCAATTTTTCAACTGTTGCAATAGATTCTGCTTGCCATAAACCAGTGGATTTCTTTGGTAAATTACTTGCAATTCTTTCCATTGTAAATGCATCGTTTTCATTACCTAATGCACAGTTAATGGAGGCAAATAAATGTCTTAGTTCTTTTCTAATATAAGCATTTCTTGTTTCAGAAAGGGTGTTTGCTAAATGCTTCATAGCGTGATGCATATCTTCTGGTGATTGCATTCTGAAGATTTTGACAACATGCTTTGGACCACCCATATTTAAAAGTTTTGCGCCTACTGGGTCTGAAGCATCAATATCACCATCTTCTAAATCATGGAATGGTGTTTCTGGCATAGAGTGCATAGGTGAAAGATTGCCCATAATTTTCTGGAGCATATCTAAAATCCCTGTACCGCCAATTAATTTTCCAACTGTCTTAGGGTTATGTGATTGAAGTTTCATTTTTATTGTGTAATTTTTCTTTTCCATTTTTCCTTACCCTAAATCTAAGTTTTTAAGATCCATTCCTCTATTTTTAAGTTCAGTTTTAACTTTAGCAAGCTCTTCTTTAGCACCTTCTTTACTAGCTGCTTCTTTAAAATCACCTTGAGGAGTGTCTTTGTTATAAGCTAATAAATCATCTAAATAATATGCTCTTGAAATTAATTCTGGTGTTGATCTCTTTCCAAAATCTGGTTTAGTATCATAATCGTAAGAAGCAACTTTGACATTTGATTCCTGGGATGCTTTTTTTGGTTTTTCATCCTTTTCATCCTTGGAGTCATTTTTAATCTTCTTGTTGTAGTCTCTTACAATGTCAACAGCACGTTCAATTGTTTCACCATTCCAGTATTTTTGTTTACTTAAATATCTAACAATGTCTTTCTTTTCAAGTCCATGATCCAAAAGCTTTCCTACTTTCCCCATTAAAACACGGAAAGGATTGCCTCTAGTTTTTTTCTTTTTCTTTACTTGTGCTTGTCTACTATTGAAAGCCATAATTGTGCTACCTACTTTTTCAGATTGCTGTGAATTAACATCTTTAATATGATTTAACTTATGCTTCATTCTGCTGGCTAATTCTTGAGGGGTTGGGTCATATTTACCAGTTGAAGGATTCTTAGTTCTCTTCTTTGGATCATTAGCATAATCAATTGAGTTCATAAGCTGAGAAACCATCTTTCGATATTCTTCTCTTGTAATTTGAGGAAATATTTCTTCTAAATCAGTTTTGATATCATTTATATTTTGGCTATTTGAATTTTCAAACTTATCCAAAATTACAAGCATATCTTTAATAGAAATGCCATCAGAACTTTCTGGATTTCCTTGAGAACCATCAGCTCCTACTACATTTAGATCAAGATTGCTAATTCCCATTGCAGGGTTAGAAGCAAGACCAGATAAAGAATATTTCCTTTCCATATTAAATTTTGTCTATATCTAAATTGATACTCACATTATTGTAAATGTCATGAATTGTTTGAGCTCTATTTACTGCTCTATTTTCAAGATCTTCTGTATGACTCTTCTTTAATCCAAGTCTTTGCTCTCTTGATTTCTCGTGCATAGCAACTCTTTGTGTTTCTCTATTATCTAGTGCATCTGAGTCAACCATGCCAAATTGTGAACTATGTTGGCCTTCGTTAGCAGTTCTTAAAACAGAGTGCGCTCTGTTTGTTACGACACTAGATTTTCTAATTTGATTGAGTTGTCTTTCTTCCCATGAAGCATGCTTTGTAGCTTGTGCTTCTCTTCTTTGAGCATGATTAACCATAGCTTGTTGGCTTGTGCTTTCTTGGCTATTTAAAAACTCTTCGGAAAGGGCAATCATATCTGGGTTAAAAATAGAAGCGCTTTTGCTGAGCATTGCATTCATATATTCATCTGCAGAGTAAGCCTTCAAACCTGATGTAATGGTTCTGGCGTTCATGCCTTCATCATAATCAGATCCTGCTCTTCTGATAGTATTAGTGCCAAAAAGATCTTCATTGTTGAAGTTGTATTTTGGTTCTTCGTATACAGATGGGCCTTGAATCTTTTCCCATGACTTTGTGAAGTTTTCTGCTGTTTTTTGATTACCAATTGTTTGCTTAGAAATCTTGATTCTATTTTCTGTAGAATTTTGCTTCAATTCAGCATATGGATCATCAAAAGCTTCATAACTAGCGCCAACGAATTTCTTTTCCATGTATGATGGAATGTTTTCTGTTTCTGAAACTTTTCTGAATTTGCTCATTTTTGCATCCTATTCTTTCCCAAGTCTATATCCCAGAACTTTCGCTCTGGGATATTTTGAACTTGAGGATTTTAATTAACTATTTTTAAATAACTCGTCTACCCATTCTGGGTCGCCGTAACCGAGCTCATTCTTCCAATAATCTTTGCATCTATTGATATTTGCTGAATCTAATTCAGATTCTTTAATCATATTTGCTACAACTGTCTTCTTAACATTTGTATTCAAATTAGAAGCCATAACTTGCTTAATTTCAACAACAGCTGGCTTTTCTGCAACAGTGGTGTTAAGCATAGCTTCTACATATTCAACTGGGAAGCCAGATGCAATTGCTTTAGCAGCAAATGCTTTCTTAGCGTTATTGTTGAGTTGTGATGCTTTTGCAAATGAATCATTTGTCTTTGCTGTCTTAACAGTCTTCTTTTGAGTGTTTGCAGCAGTCTTTACAAGATTCTCTCTGTAAGCTCTTCTTTGTGCAAGCTTAAGATCGTGCGCTTGTGCAGTTTTGATGTTAGTTTCAATTTGACTTGCTAATCTTAATCTTCTTTCATGTCTTGCAGCAAGAATTGTTTTTGCCAATCTTACATCACCATTTGCTACAGCAGCTTCTACTGCTTCTGCAGAAAGTTGAGAAGGGTTTGTGAAAACAATCTTTGAAGCTTTCTTCTTCATTTCAGATTCTTCTGTCATTTCATCATCTTCATCAGTGTCAACATCGGAATCTTCATCTTCTTCAGATTCTTCGTCTTCATCTTCTTCAGACTCATCTTCGTCATCTTCGTCAGATTCTTTGTCATCTTCCTCAACTGAAGCCCATTTAGCATTTTTCATGTCATGACCTTGGTCAGATCCTTCAGCAATATTGTCAAATGCGCCTTCATATTTCTCATGAAGTGCTTTCATAAGCTCATCTGGGACTTCCTTTTTGCCTTCATCCTCGCCTTCTTCCATAGCGGCAAGTCTTTGACCAAATGCATCCCAATTGATGCCCGTAAAAACAAGCTCAGAATCCAATCCAGATTCTTGATACTTGTTTGGGAAAATTCTATCTGCCATTGTTTAATTTCTCCTCAAGTTCAATCCTTTTAATCTTTTTAAAGATTGTGATTAAGTAAGCAATTGATACTTATTAAAAACCTTCTATAAAAAATACTTTTAACCCTGCTTTTTAGGCATTATTAATTACTTTTACGGAAAACTATTTTGTTATCCTTGTATTCTAATTTATCTCCAACTTCAATACCCAGTTTTTCAAATGTATCTTTATTAGCTTCAACTACATATTTTACAAAATTACTGTCTGGAGAAACACTTTTAGTTTGTTCTGCTTCCATATCTTTAAAGTCAACAATCTCATGATCTGAGTTTAAAAATGCTAATGTTAATGGATATGAAACATTCTTATTCCAAAATGAATGCTTGCCTTTTGTTGGAAAGATAAAATAAGCAACTTCAAAATCTTCTAAAGGTTTAGAATGCATTAGACCCTTTTGTAATAATTTTTCATTATCTGCAAGGAGTCTTAATTCAAACTCACCTTTAAAATCTTCTGTCAGTCATATCTTCTTGAATGTTGATTTTTTGGAAGCAACTTTAACATTTTTAGCTTCTGTCAAATCAAACTTTTCTTTCTTTCTAGCTTTCTTAAACTCATTAACTGGATCTTTCAAGTAAGCATCTCTAAGAGCAACTCTGCCTTTAGAAGTAAGTGCAACAGTTCTACCACTTCCTGTCAATAATCCAGCTGTTTTAAGAGCAAGAAGATCATTGTCATTAATTGTTTTTGGAACATTGCAAACCTTAGCATCCTTGAGGTTATTAATCATATTTGCAGCTGTAACTACATCATTTTGATTCTTCTCAATTTCTTTAAGTAAATCAATGTGCTTTTGGCTTACAATTACTTTTGCTTCTCTAACAGGACTGGAAAAACCTAAAAGTTGAATTTGCATATCTGAAAGACCTAAAGAAGACATTTGTACATTGTCATTATCTTCAGGAAAGTTGTTTAAAGATTGAATCGGTAAGGGCATAATTTTCTCCTATCTTGGGTTTCTGTTCAAGTGACCATTGCCATCTGAAACATTTTGTTCATAAGTATTTTCGAATAAAAATTCACTTAAATCACCACGGCTTACATTGTCATCTAAACCAATATTTTTTGACTCTGGAGCTGGATCTTCATAAGTAATTCCATACCCAGAAGCACCATGAAGTTGTGCTTCTGTATTGAATAATTCTGGATTAGAAGCTTCATCATCTTTGGACTCAGGAACTCTAAATCTATCTTGCTTATCTAGTCTTTTTTCGTCAATTTCAACATCTTCTGCTGTATCATCGAAAGGCACAACTCTGTTTTCTGTGCTGGTGGACATGAAGTTGCCATAATATTGAGCAATTTTAGTAAGTTTGAAAGTTATTTTGTCAGACTCACGAAGTTTCCCCCGCTTGTCTAATGAGTGTGCAAGTTTTAATAATCTAACAATTTCACTTCTATGCATAATTTGTGTTTTATAATTTTTAAACTGAATTTCCTGCTAATTCTCTTTTACATACGTTCAATGCATTCGCAATAGTCATATCCATATCGTAATATCTGTAATTCCCCAAGCGTCCACCAATAATTAAGTTCTTAGTAAACTTTTGGTAATATTCTTTATATCTCTCATAAATTAGATTGTTTGTTTCATCATTAACTGCATAATATGGTTGACTAGTTAAATCTTTTGAATCATATTTTTTTGAATATTCATAAGTAATCAAGTCGTATTTAGATTTACTTTTTGTGAAATGCTTGTGTTGGATTATTCTATTCCAGGATGTATTTTCATCAGGATAATTCATTTGTGAACATCCTTGAAAATCAGTCATAACTTCATAATTTTTGAAATCTAAAGATCTATATTCTAAATCTCCATACATATAATCAAAATATCTTTGAATTTGACCGGTATACACTATTTTATGAGCTTTAGATTCCCAATATGATCTGTCACTAAAGAAATCAACATTTAATTCAATATCGATACCCTTAAGCATTTTTTCAAATATTGGTGTATATCCGTTTACTGGTATGCCTTGATAAATATCTTGGTCTGGATAATAACTATCGTCATATGTATATCTAATTGGTAATCTTTTAATGATTGAGGATGGTAAATATTTAGGTTCTTTACCCCATTGTTTTTTCGTGTACCCATATATTAAGGTTTCATAAATAGTGGGGCCAACAAATGATAAAATATGTTCTTCTAAGTTTTTAGGATTTTCGCAAGGAACAATTTCAGATTGTATTTTTGCTATGGCTTTATCAGGTGTATTTACTTCTGGCCATATTTGATTAATTGTTGATAGGTTAACTGGCAAAGAATATGTTTTGCCTTTGTTTATAGCTTTAACCCTATGAGAATAATTATTGAATTCTGTAAACTCATTTAAATAGTCCCAAATATATTTTTTGGATGTATGAAATATGTGTGGACCATATTTGTGAATATGATAATCTTCATGCGGCTCTGTGTAGCAGTTTCCGCCGATATGATTTCTTTGATCAATAACTAAAACTTTTTTCCCTGTTTTATTTGCTTCATATGCAAAAATGGAGCCGAATAATCCGGCTCCAATAATCAAATAGTCATATACCATACATATATTTTACAAATTAGATCCTGCCCATGGTACTCTTGGGAAATTGCCTTGTCCTTTCAATCCAGGATTATCATCAAAGCCAACTTCTTCATCACCTTGTTTATGTCTATCATATTCATTGTTCAATGCATATTCTTGTGTATGTAGTTGTTGCTCTATTGTTTTGTCATTTTCATTAGGATCATAATTTTCTGCAGAACTTTTACCTGAGAATGATGGGTATGCTGCATCTGGATCCAATGTATCTAAGATGGTTGGTTCATTTCTAAAACCATCTTGATCAGGTGTGTATTCTGTTCTTTGTTCTGCAAAATATTTATCAAGATCTGCGCCTTCGGTTAATAATGGAGTTTTACCAAGGTGTGCGTTTGAAAATTGTGCATCATAGAATGGATTATCATCAGGACCAGAAGGGGTAATATTGTCTCTTCTTCTAGTTGTAAAATCCTTAGCTATCTTTGTAAATTGTTTTGAAGAATAATGCACTCTTTCAGGTTTAATCTGTTCAGGAGTTTCATCTTCATAATCAAACTTTTGCTTTTCTTTGTATTTTCTTCTACTGGAAAGTGATTCTTCCATTGAGATGTAAGATTCTTTATTATCAGTTTGCTTGCTTTTATTAGCTTCAGCTTCCATTAAAGCCTTATGGTCTCTCAATTTAGCTCTTAATTTAATTCTTTCTCTTTCAACTGGATCAAGAATGTCAATGTTTCCTAATACATCATCTTCTTTTGATGTATGAAAAGGCACTAATCTTGCTTCAAAGTTTCTGTTTGCATCATCATCTGGCGGGTTATGGGTTCTAGCTAAAATTGATTCAAAGCCTTGGTCTGTCATGAACAGGTTGTAGTCACCATAATTTCCGCCGCCAGGACTACCACCAGGAGACCAAGCACCAGAGCCTGCACCTCCAACACCACCAAAACCAGCAGCTATTTTAATATTCTTTTTTGAAGACATGTGTTGAGAACCTCAAAGACGGATAATTATCTTATTCTTCCGCTCATATTAATCGTCCTTGACTTAGGTAATTGTTTTGCAATCTTAGCAAATAGTGCTTCATAAGCTACAGCTGCTACTGCATCACAAATATCATCGTGATATCCAGACAATGCTTCAATTGCAAATCTTTTACCTTTCCATTTTTTTTGAAGAAATAAGAATTGAGATTTAGCTTCTTTAATTTCATTTAAAGGATGTTTATTTCCTGATTTATCTAAGTATGCTCCACCAGAAACATCATAAATATCAATTCTGTCTTCTCTAATTAACGTAGCCAATTCTGTGTAGATACTTTCTTTGTAGTTTTTATTAAATTGTTTTTCAACAATTGGCACACCTAAGCTTTGAAGTTTTATTACTGAAGATTGTGAGTTCCATTGGTCTATGCTTACTTGTCTAAATCTAAATCTTTTGTGTAAGTCTAAAACATATTCTTCAATAGTTTTTTCTTCAATTGGTTGATTCTTTGTCAATGGATTCCAGAAATGAATATGATCAATAACAATTCTTCTCATAATTCTTCCATCTGCACCCATTTGTCCAATAATAGCTTCAGTGTGTGCAACAGCTAAAGCATAGTAGTCAGATGTTCTTGCAGGGTCTAAATGGCAGAAATAATCATGCATTCCAAATCCTTTTTCAACTCTTTTCACCATAGACATAGATGAAAAGAATCTATTAATGTCATCTTCAGCAAACATAGGGTCAGAGGATGAAGCTCCAAACTCTGCTCCATATTGCATTTGATATTCTGTAGGATTTTTCTTCTTTTCAGACTCTAAGAAATCTCTATCAATATTGGGATTTACAAGCCAAGTAGGACCACGCATAACAAGAGTGGATGGATCGTCTTGTCTATTTTCATGTAAATCATAAAGTAATCCAATTGGGCCTTTAGGGTTGGAAAGCATCATCATCTTTCCATCTCTACCAAAAGTAGCAAGAGAAGGCTTTAGATCATTATATAAATCATAGTCAAGACCAGAATCAGGATTGTCCCCAGCCATAGCAGCAATTTCGTCCATGATCACACTCCAACAAGTGAGACCAACGAGACCTGAAGCACTACTAGAACCGCACTTTAAAACTAATGAACCAGAAAATAAGTTAAGACCCGCAGTTTCTCTTCTTTCATTTTCTTTACGGTCGTTTTCAGTAAAGAAACGCATTTCTAATTCTGTATCTTTTCCAATATAAGGTTGAAAAAATGGTGAAGCTAGAACAGTTTGCTTTAGCTTTGCGAAGATAGCATTTTTAGCCTGTTCCTCATTTTTAGCCACGTTCAAGAGATAAATTGCATCAAACTCCATCAAGCCATATCTTGCTTGAGGATGCCCCATAGAAATTAGCCTATAAAGTTCATATAAACCAATTGCAGAAACAAGGAAGGATTTACCACTACGTCTTCCAAGAACCAGTACTAATTCTTGAAACTTATATCTGTTTTCGCATTTGTCCATAATTTGCATTCTTAATTTTGGATCAAACTCTTCAGAATATAATAAATCTTTCTCTGTTTGAAAGTTGTCTATGTATGGTCTTTCTTTAAGTTGTTCAATCTTTTTTAATGCATCTGGGTTAGTTGCGTTATCTATTTCATTTTCAAATCTTTGTTGGATAATATCTTTATCCATACGATCACAAGTCAAACAAGGCGAATTGATTACAGAAAATGAAGCTTTGAAAGGTCTGTTTTGTTTATGCATTTCAACAGATTTATGTTCATTTTTCTTTACAAAGTCCCACACACATCCGCTACATCCAATTCTTTCTTCTTCTGGGATATCTTGAATTACTAGATCTGTATTACCTTCTTGCCCCATATAGAAACATTTTAGAATAAGTCTTTGTAAAGGATATGGCTTTAGATTACAAAAGTAAGGATGTTCAATAAAAGTTACAATATCAACAATCTGATCAGGATTAAATCTTGTTTTCTCAGGTTTTAGCGGAGGAGCAATTTCAGATCTTACATTGGGTGCAACTTCATCAGCAAACTCTTCTGCATATTCACTGTCTTTGAACTTTTCTGAGGCTAAATTTGCTTGTTGAATTAGTTGTTGTCTAACTTCAGCTTGTGTCAATGTAGCTTTGGATGCGTTTTTTCTCATTAATTTTCTTGCTTAAGCTTTTCTCTAAGCTTTTTAAGTTCGTCTCTAACTAGTCTTTTGTCATGTTCGCTTTCAAACTTGTCATGAAGTTCAGCTAATATCTCAAAAATATTGATTGCAAATACACCTTGATCATCTCTTTTTGCTTTGATGTCTAATATCTTGCTAATAAGTTTTTCAACCATTGCAGCTCTTTTCAATTTTAAATCATTATTTTTACTACAATCAATTCCTCTAACATCATCAAGCTCAACCATTAAAGCAGTAAGGGCTAATTGATTTTCTCTAAAGATCCAAGGTGCAATTAATTCTTCTTGATGTTCATAACTCTTTAAACCAGAAGTCATAAGTTTCTTAAAATCACAATGTTGATCCATGTGAGTTGAAACTTGTGTCCAGTTTAGCTTTACACCATAATGCCGTTCAAAAAACTTAATTACAGCTTGGGATTTTTTTCCGCTTTCAAGAAATACGTGTTCTGCTAAGTTTCTTAAATGGGAAGAGCAAATAGCACATCTTACCTCTATGAATTGAGGGTAAGTGATGTCTGCCATATGATCAACTGGTAGAGGAATTAAAGGTTTGTCAGTTTCTTTGATATCTTTAAAATATCTTGTAGAAGTTTCTGGTAAATTTTCTTCTACTTGAACTAATGAATTGATGATGTTGTCTTTAGAGTTAGCCATATTACTATAATTTTACAGATAAAAGAAAAACCCGTCGAAAACGACGGGTTTAAAATTAATATTTATATAATTAAAAGTCTAATGCTCTTTTCAATCTTTGGTAAGGGGAAACTTTATCTGCAGCTGAAATCATAAATTCGTCAGCAATACCGAATGTTTCATAATTACCCTTGGTAAACTTATCTGATGAAGAAATACCAGCAGCTAAATTAACTGTGGCTTCACCTTTTCTGGTTGCAACTTTAAAAATCTTATTTGATTTATCAGCTGCAGTAATAACAGGTTTTTCGTTTTGTGCTACTAAAACTGAGTTTAACAAAGCTTCTTCAACCCATGGTTTAAGTTCAGTATGTAAATTGTTTTTACCATTTGCTGATGTTTTAGCTAATTCTGCTAATCTAACCCATGAATCAAATGATTTCTCATCTGCTTTAACAATTGCATAAGGACCAGAACAAAGTCTCTTAGCAAACTCTTTAGCACTTAATTTTATTAGACTTCTTTCTATAATTGGAGCACAATCGGCATACTTTGTTGGGACTACTGAAACTTCGATTGTATTTTTATCAGCTACTGCTTCTTTCTCATCAAAAACTTTGGAAGCAACTCTCTTAGCGAGATCTAAGTCAAAGTTCTCTACAGCCAAGAGTTCAATAACATCGCTCTTGCCTAATCCTTTTTCTTTGAGATTCGAGGCCATTCTTTTAGCTACAAGGTAAGCACCATCTGCGTGTTGCTTAAGCTCGTTGCGCCAATTGTAAATAAAGTCATCATTATTTTTTTCGGACACTTTAGACTCCCCTTGAATGAATAAATTTGCAAATTTATATGTCAAAATAAAAAACCCCTAAGATTAACTAGGGGTTTTTAAAAGTTCAACATACCAATATAATACAAAAAACTTAGCAAAAATATTCCATCGGTTTAAAAGCAATCACTCAAAATAGACCTTAATTTGTCTAATGCTCTGTCAAGTCTCTTACTAAATGCCGCTTGCTGGATGCCAAGTTTTTCTGCAGCTTCTTCTTGTGTCATTTCTTGGAAAAAATAAAGTTCTATTGCTTCTCTTTGTTTTTCGTTTAATTGGTCCATCGCTTCATCAATTACAATCTCATTATTGACCCTGTTAAATGGATCAAAATATGAATGAATTACTAATAATTCACTTGATTCAGTCCTAACATCAAATGTACTTTTAAAATGAGATAAAAGAGCATGATCTATTCTTGTTGATAAATAATATGAAAAATAAGACAAGGCGGGGTCATAGTTCTTACTTAATTTCTGCAAGACAAAGATAGACTCGTGAACCAAATCTTCCTTAAAAGAGACTAAGTTTTTATCTTTTGCTAGACATCTGGTTATTGCTGAAAAAATTAAAGGTTTATAAAAGCTAAACAATTCAAAAAGTGCTGGACTGTCATCTTCTTTTATCTTTTTAACTAATTCATTAATGTATATGTAATGTTCATCAATCATTAGTATAGTTATACGACATGACTTGATATAATCTCTTGTTCGATAAACACAAAGAATAGTATGGAAAGACAATTTCTGTACTTAAATTGTTTCTTAAGTCAACAACAACATTCAAAGTAGACTGAATAAATCTTGATACTTCTTCGGTGGATAAATAGGTTTGATTATAAGCAATTTGAAGTCTAATTGGATTAACTTGCTTCGTAGGAATATCTTGTTCGATTTCTTTAAAATCAACATCCAGATATTTCTTGATGTATTTAGATAAGCTTAAGTCCTCAAGCATATCAGTATTGTTTATTTTATTTTCTTTATATTCTGCAATTTTAAGATAGAAAAATAATTGAGATAAAAAGATCATCAATATCATCTGGTGGCCATGTGATTCATTTAAATCAATCAAGCTTTTTAATATTTCAGAGGCTTTGCCATACATACACAAATTAAAGAAATCAAATATATTCTTGTTATGATCATGAAATTGAAAAATCTTAACGTCATCTAAATCTAATTCTTTTTTGTCCAGAACTGCAAGCTTAGATAATTCATTAAAGATCAAAGGAAGATCATAAACAATTATTTCTTTTTTCGTAGCCCCGGATTTCATTTTAACTATTGTGGATGGGGAATTGTTTTGAATCCAGTTTTCTGCTTCATAAGTAATTGTAAGCTTTCTATGTAAAAGCCAATCGTTTAGAAATCGTAAAAACCCAGAAGCATTAGTGTATTCAATTGCACTATAATTGAATATTCTTCCAGCTGCTTTGCCTTTAGTAGCTAATGCAGATCTACCATCTAAAGATTCATTACAGCAATAGATTTGAAGATAATCAACATTAATTTTAGATGTAAGAATAGAATCACAAATTGCTTTAACTTGAGCTGTGTTAGGGTTATATATTTTGACGCATTTCTTCTGTTCAAATATATTAACACCCTGAATGGTATTAGCAATTTTATTTATAGAAGTGTTTGTATCTAGTCTTTCTACTATCGTGTCTTCAAAGGAAAAAATACGGGAGATGTATTCATCCCCCGTGTAAATGTAAACCTTTTTCCAATTCCCTTCAATATAAGGATTATTCTTCTTCATTATCATCTTTAGAAACAATTGGCATTAGTAGATGATTAAAGTTACCATGAATTAAGCACAATGACAACTTATCTTCATCAATTTCTTTAATTTTAAACACTAACTCTTCGTCTTCAGTTTTGGAAATACAGTCCATCAAATCTTTGTGTAGGACTTGAACTTCCCCTGAATTAGTACTTGAAATACATTCTATCTTATTTTGAGTAGAACCACGCTCTTTATCAGAACCAGTAAAAATCAGCGTCTTGTCTTTAAGCTCTATATTTATGAAAGAGTTTTTAGCAACAAGTCCAGCTAATTTTAAAGCCTTAGTCAATTCTGATTTATTTACTTTAAACTCAGCCTTATCATCTTTGCGGAAAAACTTATTTAAATCTGGGTAAGTTTTCTTGTCAATTTGAACAAGTGATAAAATTAAAATAGTGTCTTCCCAGGATAGTTTTAAATGTCTTTGTCCTACTTCAAATGTAACTGTATTGTCTTGAAGTAAATTAATTAATATTTCTGCAGTTTCTTTAGGAATAAAAAACGATTCAAACTCTGGGCAATTTTCACCAATCTTAATTCTAAACCTTGACATTCTTCTATCATCAAAAGAATATGCGGTTAGATAAGCTGAATCAAAGTTAAGATAAACTGCATTGATCATGCTTTCTTTAGAAGTTGAAAATGCAGTGTAATTTAAAGCATGCCAAAGAGAATTTCCAGGGACATCAAAAACTATAGACTTTGGTATGAAATTAAAAGGTATGAAGTCTGACCCATCATTTGCAAGAACAACACATTTTGCACTTTTATCTCCAAGATGTACTATGTTTTTATCAGCAGAATAAATCATATTGAGTTTATCTGATGTGTAAATATTAGCAAAATCAGAAGTTAAATTAGCTTCACAGGAAAATGTTTCAAAATCACTTCCAACATCTATTTTGGTATTTATTATTTGTTGACAATAATCATTAATTGTTTGCAAATGTAATTGATTATTTTTAGCAAAAAAGTTAAACTCAGAATCTGCAGTTCCTTTCATTGAAAGATTGCAAGTGAGTTTAGATTTCTTAAAAAGTTTATTTGCTAAAAATGTATCTATGGATATTTTCAATGTAATTGCCCCTGGAACTCAATTTGAATATCTTGATTGTATCGTGAAATATAGTTTATGACTTTAAGCATAAACGTGCCTTCATCTGCGCAACAATTTAAAATACCATCTTGATAAAAGTTCCAGCTATCATTAATCTGATCAAGAACATCCATTTTATTGACGATAAGCTTTGTAACACCATTCATTTGGCAAGCTGTGTTAACTTCGTCGATATTTAGCCAGTCGATTTGTCTTGGTCGCCCTGTAGTGGCTCCGTATTCTTGACCAATCTCACGCAACTTTTCAAATCGTTCGTCATCTTTTTGGTATCCTTTAGCTCCAACATAGGTAGAATAACATTTGATAACCCCGACAACATCCCGTACTTGCTTAAAATTGAAACCATTGTTTAGTACCGCTCCTACTCCAGTGTTTGATGAAGTTACATAAGGATAATCACCAAAGTCAACATCAAGCCAGTAACCTTGAGCTCCTTCGGCTAAAAACTTCTTAGGTGATGAATGGATAAGGCTATGCATATCAACAAGATATGGTGCAAGTTCTGGAACATCTTTGGCACGAAGACCTGTGCGACCAACTTTGTCTTTATAACAAGGGCCATTACCAGTGCGAGTAGTTCCAATTTTAGTATCTTTGGAATCTTCGTCAATATGTTCTTTAGTAATTATATGTGCGTTTTCTGCTATTTTAAGGATTGATGTGTCAAACCCAAATCCTTCAAGATATTCAAGTTCGTCAAATAATTTTTGCGTATTGATAACACAACCATTACCGATGACACTAGGAATGCCATGCAGAATACCACAAGGAACAAGATGTGTAACAATTTTCTCTCCATTGAGGTAAATTGTATGACCAGCATTTCCTCCACCATTGAAGCGAAATACATAATCATAATCACCATACATAGCCATTTGATTGGCTATTTTGCCCTTACCTTCATCGCCATATTGCATGCCAATAACAACATCAACAACTGAATTATCCATGCATATATTCTACTTCAGTGTAGAAATATTTGCAACTATTCTTCTGGCTCGGGACTTTCTTTCTTTACTTTACTTTGAATTAATATAATTTCCTGCTGAGAATATGTTATGTATACTTCAGTGGCTTTTTTTCTAATTCTTGTAAGCGCATTATCAACACATTTTGGCGGAACTTGTAAAGAATTAGATATTTCTTTATATGATGAATTAAAACCATATTCTGTAAAAATATCTTCCTCTAATGGTGTCAACTTTTGCTTTAATAATTTTGATGTCTGCTCGTATTCTTCTCTAATGATAATATCTTCAACTAAATTGGTCTCTGGAGATTCATCAAAAGGATTCAATCTATCTGGGATAAAATCAGCTAAAGTTTGCAAGTTTCCATCATCACCCAAAATAATTGGTGCATCAAGAGAAATGGAGTCATTCAAAATAGAATTTTTCATTCTTTTAGCTGATGAAATTGCAGTTGCTAAATGTCTTTTGCAAACTAGATTTACACAAAAGTTTTTAAATGTAGTGTCTTTTGTTGGATCATATGAGTTGACAGCTTTGACAACTCCTAATCTAAGTTCTTGTAAGACATCATCTCTGTCTCCACCTAAAATAAAAAAGTGACTAGCAATTTTCTTTAAATCTGGCTCGACTAATTTGAGCAAGAAATTAAATGATCGCTTGTCACCTTTCTTTGCTTTCTTAACAATATTTACAATTCTAACTTCTTCTGTAGCCATTTTCCCCACTCTACGGCTACAAATCAACAAACAACTTTATTACTCTTTAGAAGCAATCAAATCAATAATTCTTAAGATTCCTGTTTGAACTATTAAATCTTCAGAAACGTTTTGCCGTATATTCTTTACAATTAATAAAAGGCCGTCCACCGTTTCTAGCATTATTGATGGTTTGTGTTGCATTAAAAACTCTATATCCTCTGCTCTGTCTTCTTGACTTACTTTGAGCAAACGATAAGAAATGCTTTCCATCAACAATCTGGCCATTTCATCTAAAATTGCAGATAGATCTCTACCTTCTAAATGACACGACTCTAGAATCGAATAAGACTTCCCTCTATTTTTACTATATATATTTTTTAGTAATTCAACAGAAAGTTGCCTTGGACTTCTACCTAATATATTTCGAACATTCTCCTCACTAACACCTATTGTGCTAATCTGTTCTAATATACTCAAAGCAGTTCTAACGCTTCCATTAGACTCTTTGACAATTAAATCTAAAGCTTTACTTTCTGAATCAATTAATTCTACTTTTACAATTTTTTCTAATATTTGTTTGCAGTTATTAACACTTAGCTTCTTTAATTGAAAGTGCTGGCATCTTGTTTTGATAGCTGGAAGAACTTTATTTGGATCTGTAGTGCAAAAAAAGAAAATGATATGGGCTGGTGGCTCTTCAACAATTTTTAAAAGAGAGTTCTGTGCCTGTGTAGTAAGCATATGGCATTCATCTAAAATAAAGATGCGATATTTACCATAAGCTGGCATTAATCTCATCTTTTCTGCAATGTTTTCTCTTACATTGTCAACACCATTATTTACTGCACAATTAACTTCAATCAAATCTCTATGTTTATCAGCCAATATCATCTTTGAAGAATTACTGTCAATATCAGGCTCAGAAGTTCCATCTTCTCTATTTTCGCAAAGCAAAGACATAGCCATCAAACGTGCTAATGATGTCTTGCCTGTACCTGGAGGGCCTGAAAATAAGTAAGCATGTTGTACTTGATTCTTTTCAATTTGTGCTTTTAAAACTTGGACTGTAAAATCACCAGAAAAGTCAGAAAATTGTTTAGGCCGATATTTATTATAGAAACTCATTAATTATCCTCTGGGTCTGGTGGTAATGGAATGGCTAGTGGATCTTTACTATCCAACAATGAAGGCAGTATACTATGATTCATGTAGTTTGCGCCATAATTGTTTTTGATAAAGTATTCTAAAATAAAAGCATAATCCTGAACTTCAAATTGTCTTATTGAGCCATCGTTCTGTGGACTAATTGAATACAAAGCAGCAAATAGAGCCCATTCTTTATGAGCCTTTGTAAGTTCTGCCCACTTTTCTTCATAAACCCCTAAACAATATATCTTCTTGTCTTGAACATCACCCAGTAGTAAATCTCTAACCCATTTTTGAGCAAGACCATTAACAACAATTGGCTTTGCTTTTTTGGGAGTAGGACCAACCATTTCAGCAAAATATATTTGTTCTAAATCTACGTAACCAATATATACGTAGTATCTTTCCTTAAGCTTTTCAGCAATTGATTTAATTTCTGGAGCTTCTAAAAACACAACATTATTCATAGCTTTACCCTCTCTTGTAAAGTATAATAGTTTCATGAAAAACTTTTTAGCAATAGATCTAGAGCTAAATAATAATGAAGAAAATAATCTTACTGAAAGAAAAATCATTCAAGTAGGAGTAGCAATTGGTAATGTACATCAGAAGCAATCTGAATACTATCTTGCTAAATGGTATATCGACCCACATGAACCAATTTATCCATTCATTACTAATTTAACTGGAATTACCGATGAAGACATTTTGACTTTAGCTGTATCTCATCAACAAGTGGCAAATGAAATTTCCGATTTGATAGATGAATATAGTTGCTACGTCAATCCTGTAACTTGGGGTGGTGGAGATGTTGAAGAGCTTAAAAAAGAGTTCAGCGACAGACATGTTGAGTTTAAGAAGTTTGGCAGAAGAGAAATTGATGTTAAAACATTAAATACATTTCTAATGCTTGCTCAAAATAAATCTACTACATCCAGCTTGAAATCAGCTATGGGCAGATTCAAAATGCAATTCCAAGGCACTCCACATAGAGCTGACATTGATGCTTCTAATACATTAGCTTTGTTTTTTGGACTCTTAAGAAGGCAAAGTAAATTAGAAGAGTTTGTTGAAAATGTAAGGCTGGTATAGAAAAAACCCATCGATTTCGATGGGTTTTAACTTTTATAAAGTGAGCTGTGTTACTGCAGCTACATGTCCACTTTGATCTCTAATTGCAGAAGGGCCTGTATCTACACAAAATACATCTTCACGATCAAATGGAACAAAATCCATTACTACTCTGCTTACGATGTAATAAACACCGTCTTCAGGATCTGGAAGGTTTGCAATTTTTTCAAAGTGAGTTTCTGCAATCGGAATACCTGCAACACTACCTATGATTCTTTGCTTTGTTTCAACACGGCAAGGAAGTTCAGACCTAAATAAAGTCCCATACCCTGAAATTGTAATGTCGTGTCCAATTAAGTTGACAAACTTTTTAAATTCTGGATACATTACTTTCCTGTGCTACCAAGTCCGCCCTTGCGAGTTTTGTTAGCAGTTTGTCCAAACTCACTAACTTCTACTAGTTCGTGCGCAGCTAACTTTGCTACGACCATTTGTGCAATTCGATCACCATCATTAATTGTGAAAGGAATCTTGTTATGGTTGAAAAGGATAACCTTAAGTTCGAAATCCTCTCCATCACCAGAATAATCACAATCAATAGTTCCAGGTGTATTTAAAACAGTTACACCATGCTTTGCAGCCAGCCCAGAGCGTGGACGAATTTGAATTTCATATCCTTCAGGAATATTTACATTCAATCCAGTTGGAACAATTAAGCTATTATGAGGGTGAATCATCATCCCGCTTGTAAAATCTGGAATACAAGCACACAAATCATAACCTGCTGCTCCTTCAGTTGCCTTCTTAGGGATTACAGCCCCTTCACGAAATGCTTTAATCTCAACCTTTGCGACAATATCCATTAGATAGATTCCTTCATAATTTGTTCTGGAGATACTTCAGCTTGATTCAAATCAACAATTAATTTAATTGGATCAACTCTAGCTCTCAAGTTAGTAGCAAAATTATATAACTCTCTTCCTTGAAGAATCCTTGACATTCCAGTAATTTCTTTTATGTCTTCTAAGCTTAAAGGAGATTGAAATATAGCTTGTGTTTCAACATCTTGCAATACTAGCCAAAGAGTTTTCTTAACCACAGGAACTTCTTCAGTCCCTTCGTCTTCTTTAACAACTGCATCGATAATTTTTACCATTCTCTCTTGCAGATTTTGATTTTCTTTAGCCATTTATTTCTCCAATTCATTATGCCACAAAACAACCTACTTGTAAAGAAAAAAGAGAGGATTTCTCCTCTCTTTTCATTTAACTACCGCATGCTTCACAGTCTGGATTATCTAGAGAACAAACTGCAGAATTAAACTCATCAGGACTAAAGTCTTTGCTTATTTCAGGTTTGGGTGTCTCTACCACTAGTACTTTATCCAAAGATTGCATACCAGAAGTATCAATACCAAGACCCTTAATTGCAGAAGCTTTTGGTTTTGTTCTGAGATAATACATACCTGTCTTAAGACCAAGCTTCCATCCATAGAAGTGAGCAGAAGAAAGTTTAGACATTGTAGGTTCAGCCATAAACATATTCAACGACTGACTTTGATCAATAAAGTAATTACGATCACGAGCCATCTCAAGAATAGATTTACCCTTCATCTCCCAAACTGTTTTATAAACTTCACGAATATCAGCTGGGATTTCTTCAATCTCTTGGACAGAGCCATTATTAATAAATAGCTTCATTCTGATATTATCTGTCCAAAGACCATTGTTGACTAAATCTTCCACTAAATGCTTGTTAACAATTGCATACTCACCAGAGAGTGTGTTTCTCTTGTAAAGGTTAGAAGTGAAAGGTTCAAAACATTCATTATTACCAAGGATTTGAGCTGTAGAAGCTGTCGGCATTGGTGCAACAAGTAATGAGTTTCTTAAACCAAATTCTTTGATTTCTGCTTTGAGGACATTGAAATCCCAAAGTCCTGAAAGATCGTTCTCATTAAGTCCCCATAGGTTATATTGTAATAAACCTTGAGATGCTGGAGATCCTTGGAAAGACGAATAAGCCCCATGAGTTTTAGCCAAATCCTTTGATGCAGTAAGAGCAGCAAAATAAATTGTTTCGAAAATATCTTGATTAAGCTTTCTTGCTTCATCAGATTCAAAAGCAATTCCCAGCATAGCAAATGTATCTGCTAGCCCTTGAACTCCCAAACCAATAGGTCGATGCTTGAAGTTTGAATTTTGAGTTTCTTCTGTTGGATAGAAGTTTACGTCAATTACTTGGTTAAGATTAACTGTAGCTTGATAAGTAACTTCATACAATTTTTGGAAATCAAATTTTCTTAGCTTCTTATCCTTTTCACGAACCTTGCCTGTAGGAATAACTACATAACGTGGAAGTGCAATAGAAGCAAGATTACAAACAGCAATCTCATTCTTGTCTGTGTATTCAAGGATTTCTGTACACAAATTAGAAGACTTGATTGTGCCAAGATTTTTTTGGTTGCTCTTATAATTGGCAGCATCCTTGTAAAGCATATAAGGTGTACCAGTTTCAATTTGGGATGTAAGAACCTTCTCCCAAAGTTCACGAGCTTTAACTGTCTTTAAACCCTTACCTTCTGCTTCATATTTCTCATAAAGCTCAGTGAAAGCTTTATTTTCAGGAGTGTCATATGCATCAATAAGACCAGGAACAGCTTCAGGAGAAAAGAGTGTCCAAACACCATCTTCTTCAACACGCTTCATGAACAAGTCAGGAATCCAAAGAGCAAGGAAAAGATCTCTTGTTCTCATTTCTTCTTTACCATGGTTCTTGCGGAGGTCTAAGAAATCAAAGACATCACCGTGCCAAGGCTCAAGGTAAACAGCAATTGAACCCTTACGCTTTCCACCACCCTGATCAACATATCTTGCGGTTTCATTAAAGACACGAAGCATAGGCACAATTCCATTAGACCAGCCATTTGTTCCCTTGATGTAGGAACCCTTGGCACGAATCTTATGAATATTTACACCAATACCACCTGCGGACTGAGAAATCTTTGCACAGTCAGAAAGTGTCTTGTAAATACCCGGAATCGAATCATCATCAATATCTAACAAGAAACAAGAAGACATTTGTGGTCTCTTTGTGCCTGAATTGAATAAAGTAGGAGTGGCATGGGTGAAGAGGCCTTGTGAAAGAAGATCATAGGTCTTTTGAACCATTTCAAGATTATCACGCCAAATACCAACAGAAACTCTCATGTACATTTGTTGAGGAGTTTCTGCAGGCTTACCATGACGTTGCAGAAGGTATGACTTTTCTAATGTCTTATATCCAAAATAATCAAAATTGAAATCACGATCATGCACAATCATTGCATTGAGTGCTGTAGCATTCTTTTCAATAATTGCATAGACTTCATCTGAAATCAATCCAGCTGGTTCATCATTAACTGGGTTGATGTATTCATAAAGTTCTTTTGCAACTGTTGAAAACTCTTTTGCAACATCTTTGTAAAGAGATGTAATTGTAATTCTAGCAGCCAACTTACCATAATCAGGGTGAGTTGTGATCATAGATGCTGCTGTTTCAGCACTGAGTTTATCAAGTTCACTGCTTGTTACACCATCATAAAGACCAGATATAACCTTTTGAGCAACCTGGAAATAATCTACATAATCTTCGTTTAATCCGTATGTTTGCTTACGGATTCTAGAAGAAATCTTGTCAAACTTTACTTGTTCGACTGTCCCGTCTCTTTTTACAACATTCATATTTGCTTACCTTAAAAATCTTCTTCAGTGGAGAATTGAATTGTGTCTGGCTTTGTGCCTACACCTTGCTTTGAATATTCACCAACACGCTTCTCAAAGAAGTTTGTTTTGTTTTCCATTGCAATATTCTTCATGAAATCAAATGGGTTTTCAGAATTATAGATTTTTCCTACGCCTAAGTCAATCAAAAGGCGGTCAGAAACATACTCTAAATATTGCTTCATCAAATCAGAATTCATTCCAATTAAAGATACAGGCAAAGCTTCAGTAATAAATTCTTTTTCAATTGTAAGAGCAGAATCAATAATTTCAATCAAACGCTCACGAGAAAGTTTGTTCTCAATGTGATGATTATAAAGATGAACTGCAAAATCTGTATGCAATCCCTCATCACGAGAAATCAACTCATTGGAGAAGGATAAACCTGGCATTAAACCACGCTTCTTTAACCAGAAAATTGAACAGAAAGATCCAGAGAAGAAAATGCCCTCAACAGCAGCAAAAGCAATTAGACGCTCAACAAATGATTCAGAGCTGATCCACTTAAGAGCCCATTCAGCTTTCTTTTGAACGGCTGGAACAGTATCAATTGCATTAAAAAGATGATTTTGTTCATCCTTGTCTTTAATGTATGTATCAATAAGCAAAGAATAAGTTTCTGAATGGATATTCTCCATCATAATTTGGAATCCATAGAAAAACTTCGCTTCTGTATATTGAACTTCAGAGACAAAGTTTTCTGCAAGGTTTTCATTTACAATTCCATCAGATGCAGCAAAGAATGCTAGTACATGCTTTACAAAGTGTTGTTCTCCTGCATTGAGCTTCTCCCAGTCTGCCAAGTCTGAGGATAAATCAATTTCTTCAGCAGTCCAAAATGATGCTTGGGACTTCTTATAAAACTCCCAGATATCATGGTACTGAAGTGGAAACAAAACAAACCTATTCTTATTCTCTTCTAAAATCTTTTCCATTTTTGTCTTACTCTCTTAATTAAATAGTTCTTCGTGATCTAAGTCTCTTAATAATTTGATAATAGCTTTTATTTCTTTTCCGCTCATTCCATTATCAGAAAAATAGTTTTTAATTGCTTCATAAATCTCGTGATAATCCCTTTCGGTTTCTTCACTTATCATGTATGTAGCTTTCTTAACGGCACAACTGAGTATGGCGTTACCTTGATCATTATCTGTGCTAAATATATCATGATTATGATAATTGTCACGCACGAAAACACGAGAATTCACCAGTGATGAATCCCTGATCAACGTTGTCCATGGAGTGCCAGCAGCATATTTTTTATTCTGGTTTTCATTACTGTCAACCTTAAAAAAATCACTCGTAGAAATATCATCTGTGGCAAAATAATCTTCTAAAAATTGCCTTTTCTTTTTCTTCCAATCAGAGCTTTGCATACTTATAATTAATACTTTCTTTGTCGTTTGAGAGAGTAAGTTTATTACTTCCATCATCACAAGTAATTGACCACCAGACGTTATAATACCCTAAAATATCCAACACCTTTTGGCAATGAGGACATGGTTTTGCTAATCTAAACTCACCATTTCTGTTAATTCTTACGCTAATAATTTCAATATCTGCTTGCGGGTATTTATCTTTAATCTGATATATAGCATCACACTCAGCATGAATATATGGGTATTCTTTCCATTTTGCTATATTTAAAGATCTCCCAATTTGTAATGCTGTTCTAGATCCATCAGAAATATTATTTTTACCAATTGCAACAACTTTAGATTTTTTAATTGCAAACGCATAATGAAAAGAAGCCCTAGATTTATCCTGTTTCCATTCCTGGGACATTAATCTTAGGGCTCTTTTTACTGCTAATTCTTCCATATTATTCATTTGTAATTTAAGTTAACTTAAACTACAGAGTCGTTCTATGTTTGATTATAGCGCAAATTTGATGTTGATTGCAAATATTCTTGTGGAAATACCCTTTGCTTTTTTACCACCAATTTCAGCAGTGTATTCTGATTGACGGCAAACTAAAACAGAACCATTTGTCAAACTTTCAACTTCTCTTGAAGCTAGTCTAAAAGCACTCATAACAGCGTTTAAAGCTGTCGGGCCTACTGACAACACTCTAACATATTCATTCTCTTTAAGAACATGCAAAATGCTTCTAGAAAGGCCTACTGGATCTGTAGGACGCTTGCGGGGATCAGGGTCATTTGCATCTCCTCCCCTTGCACGTAAAGTCCTAGCGTCATTAAAACCTACTTTCTTTACTTCTGCGTCTTCAACTTTTGAAAAATCTTCCATTTTAATTCCTTTGATTATTCCAATCCAGCAAGTGACATTTTATCTTTTAAACCATCAATTGCATCATTAAACTCTTCGATAGAACAATTATACAAAGCTGCATCAAATTTTAAACTAGTAGATCCATTTAATATGTTTGAAAGGATTTTATTTTCAATTTCATTAAGATCCATGGACATTAAATTATTTAAATTATTTCTTTCTTGAACTTTATCATAATAACAGCCTTCGTCTCCATCTTCGTCTTCACCAGTGTAAATACTTAAAGCTCTTGGAGATACTGTTTGGTACCCTGGATAAGTTTCATTGAATCTTTGAAATAGAAGTGTAGAGTGCTTAGACAACATATGCTTTCTAATTGCATTATTAATCCCTACACGTTTACATTCAGCGCAATCTCCCGCACCGAAACATATTTCCTCTGGGTTAATTAAACAATTATATTGTCTGGGTAGTTTGTGAGATTTACAGAGTGGACAATTTGTTAGAGTTTCTATATTGTGTCCATTAATTTTCAATTGAGACCATAGTAAATCGATATGACTACTTCTCAAATGTGTTGATAGAGGATTGACCCATTTTTCACATATAGGGCATTTACATGAAGGGTTGCGCTTACCAGCATTGTCAGCTTTTACTAAATTAATATAATTGTGCTGTAATGCTCCAATAAAATAATTCTTAAACTCGCCTGTGCCATCGTATCTAGATATTTTTCTGGCATTTCTAGGTTTCCATGCTGATAAAACATTACAAAATATTCTTATATAATCTTGTTGAAAATCTTCCAATGCATCATATAAATAATGGTATTGGGTGTACCATTCTTGCAAGTGCATCATTGGGGGATACAGCTTTATAACTTTCTTGTAAGCATTATCTATAATTCTTACATTGCCACTTGCTAAAGCTTTTTGATAATTAAGAATAGCAAATTCTAGCTTTTCTTGATGACCTGTATAACTCTTTACATTCTTGTTTGGTTGAACTTCAGTTTCTTGCATAATAGACCTATAAGCCACATTAAATAAACTTAATGTGGCTATATTATAGTTTGCAACAATTAGAATGTAAATATAATTTATTTTACATGAGGTTTAATATCAACAGTTGTCAACGTCAAACTCTTTCTACCTTGCCAATCATCAATTGACATAGTGAATGCTAAATCAATCAAGGATCCTTCTTTTAAATGTTCAGCTAAATAGCCTTTTCTCCAAGCATTTACATTGATCCATTGTTTTGAGTCTGGATCAGAAACTTTTAATTTAAGATGTTTGCCACTTGTCAGAGTTTTAGCTTCTACAATTTTGAGTTTAGTACAGACAAAAATTGGAGTTTCATTTCCTGATCCAAATGGTGAGAGCCTAGTTAATTGACCAAAAACCTTCTCATTAATATCACCAGGTTCTATTCTTGAATCAAAATCAATGACTTTTACTTCTGATAACTGTCCAATAATGTCTGAAGCATATTCATTTAAAGCTTCTCTCATTGCAGGGATATTATCAATTGCAAGTTCAAAACCAGCAGCAAAAGCATGACCACCACATACAGTAGAACCATCTGATCTCTTCTTGAATAATGCCCAAGCCTTCTCAGACTTTAAAGCATTCAAAATATTGAAATCTCTTAATG